ATGTGTGGACGTTTTGCACAAGCACAAACCCGTGAAGACTATCTGGCATATCTTGCCGATGAAGGCGATCGCGACATTGCATATGACCCGGAACCTATTGGCCGGTACAACGTGGCGCCCGGTACCAAAGTGCTGCTACTGAGCGAACGCGATGAGCAGTTACATCTCGATCCGGTTCTGTGGTCCTACGCGCCCGGGTGGTGGGATAAAGCGCCTTTGATTAACGCCCGTGTAGAAACTGCGGCCACCAGCAGAATGTTTAAACCTCTGTGGCAGCATGGCCGGGCGATCTGCTTTGCCGATGGATGGTTCGAATGGAAAAAGGAAGGTGACAAGAAACAACCCTACTTCATTCACCGGGCAGACGGCCAGCCCATATTCATGGCAGTGATCGGCAGCAGGCCATTTGAACGCGGCGATGAGGCAGAGGGCTTCCTGATCGTGACATCTGCTGCTGACAAAGGACTGGTCGATATTCATGACCGCCGTCCACTGGTTCTGTCGCCAGAAGCTGCAAGGGAATGGATGCGTCAGGATGTAGGTGGGAAAGAAGCTGAGGAGATAATAGCCGACGGGACAGTGCCCGCCGACAAGTTTATCTGGCATGCCGTTACGCGCGCCGTGGGTAATGTGAAGAATCAGGGACCAGAACTTATAGAGCCCGTCACTTAACCACAGGAAGATCTGAAAACCGGGTGGTGTAGCGTGGAGAAAGCATTTCACGCTTCATCTGCCATTGCTGCTGTATACCCTGCCCGGCAAAATAGAGCGTGCCCTTTCCGTCCTTTGCATTCAGGTGATCCAGTACTTCCATTAACTTCTCACTACCAGCTCGGGGAGCACTGTCATCGAAAAGGTTTAGTTGGGCAACGCCCTGGCTGAAGAAGTCGCCCAGCATGACACCCGCTTTCTGGTAACGGTGGCCGTCCTTCCAGATTTTGTCCAGACACTTTACCGCAGCGTTGATGATGTCTCTGCTGTCCTGCGTTGGCGTGAGCAGTCTTACCGATGCGCTGTTTCCGTAATACGGCTCATTAAGGGCAAATGGAGAGGTCTTAACGAAGGCGGATATAAAACGGCAATACTGGTGCTCGCCGCGAAGCTTCTCAGCACCACGGGCAGCGTAGCTGCAAATAGCCTGCCGCATTTGCTCATAGTCAGTAATGCGTTCGCCAAACGATCGGCTGCATACAATTTCCTGCTTAACCGGCGCGAACTCCTCCAGATCCAGGCATGGCTCGCCGCGCAGTTCCCGGACCGTTCGCTCCAGCACCACATTAAAGTGCTTACGGATAATCCACGTGCTCTGTTCTGAGAGATCCAGCGCCGTTTTGATGCCCATAGCGTTCAGCTTCTTGCTGATGCGCCGGCCAACGCCCCAGACATCCTCCACAGGAACAAGCGCCAGTAGCCTTCGCTGCCGGTCGACGTTTGAGAGGTCAACCACCCCGCCGGTCTGCCGTTGCCATTTTTTCGCAGCATGGTTAGCCAGCTTCGCCAGCGTCTTGGTCTGGGCTATGCCGACGCCGACTGTAAGATGCGTCCGCTGTAAAATAGTCGCGCGGATCTCTTTCCCAAATTCAGTCAGGTCCCGGCAGTTCCTTACGCCGGCCAGGTCGCAAAAGGCTTCGTCTATGCTGTAAATTTCCACGCGCGGGCTCATTTCTTCCAGCGTGGTCATTACCCGGCTGGACATGTCTGCATAGAGCTCGTAGTTGCTGCTGAAGCAAACAACACCAGCGCGCCGGAACAACTCCTTCTGCTTGAAGAACGGCTCACCCATCGCTATCCCGGCAGCCTTTGCTTCTGCGCTACGTGCGATTACGCAACCGTCATTATTCGACAGAACGACAACCGGCCGCCCGCGCAGATCGGGTCTGAACACCGTCTCGCAGCTGGCATAAAATGAGTTCACATCAACCAGGGCAAACATCACATCACCGGATTGTCGTCTGTGAACGCCGCAGCGCCATTGATAAAAAAGGTCACAACTCCCATGACATCGACTTCATCTAAAGCATCACCTTCTATGCATTCACCGTCTTCGGTGATGAGCGAACCGCCCATAACGACCGCGAACTGTAGTTGTCCGAACGCATGCACCAGCACGCGTGTTCCGTTGGATGGCACAAGATCAGGCTGAAAAAGCGCATAACCACCTGAAGTTTCAACCAGGCATGAGTAACGGTTAACACCACATAACTGTTCAAGCCTGTATCGCTGAGCTTTTGCCTCCATGGCCACCTCCCAAAACGACTGTGTTTATATACAGTATCGTCAAATATGAGAGTCGATCAAGTTGGACAGTGATGCTAAACTTCAGACCTTTCCGAATTCACTGATTTCTATAATGTTAAAGTTATTCGCCAAGTACACATCAATAGGTGTTATCAACACGCTCATTCATTGGGTTGTGTTCGCCGTTTGCATTTACGCATTCCATACAGGTCAGGCACTTGGCAACTTCGCCGGGTTCGTCGTGGCGGTGTCATTCAGCTTCTTTGCAAACGCCAGGTTCACGTTTAAGTCTTCGACAACCACGATGCGCTACATGCTGTATGTAGGGTTTATGGGATCCTTGAGCGCAGCTGTTGGTTGGGCTGCCGATAAGTCCGGTATGGCTCCAATTGTGACTCTCATTCTCTTCTCCGCAATCAGTCTGGTGTGCGGTTTTATTTATTCAAAGTTCATTGTCTTTAGGGATGCGAAATGAAAATTTCTCTGGTCGTTCCCGTCTTCAACGAAGAAGACGCGATACCTATTTTTTATAAAACGGTTCGGGAATTTGAAGGGCTTCAGCAGCATGAAGTAGAGATAGTCTTCATCAATGACGGCAGCAAAGATGCTACAGAGTCGATAATTAATGCGATTGCTGTTGCAGACCCACTTGTCGTTCCGCTGTCATTCACAAGAAACTTCGGTAAAGAGCCCGCTCTGTTCGCCGGCCTTGACCACGCGACCGGTGAAGCGATTATCCCGATCGATGTAGACTTGCAGGACCCTATCGAAGTCATTCCTCATCTGATAGAGAAATGGCAGTCCGGGGCTGATATGGTTCTGGCTAAACGCTCTGATCGCTCAACAGATGGCCGACTGAAGCGCAAGACAGCTGAGTGGTTCTATAAGCTGCACAACAAGATCAGCAATCCGAAGATTGAAGAGAACGTTGGTGACTTCCGTCTCATGTCTCGTGAGGTTGTAGAAAATATTAAGCTTTTACCTGAGCGTAACCTTTTCATGAAAGGTGTCTTATCATGGGTTGGTGGTCGCACTGATGTAGTCGAGTACGCCCGTGCCGAGCGTGTTGCAGGCAGCACGAAGTTTAACGGCTGGAAGTTGTGGAACCTGGCACTTGAAGGGATCACAAGCTTCTCTACATTCCCTCTGCGTATGTGGACTTACATCGGCCTGTTTGTTGCTGGAGTGGCATTCCTTTACGGGGCGTGGATGATTTTCGACACGTTGGTGTTCGGTAATGCTGTTCGTGGTTATCCATCTTTACTTGTATCTATTCTTTTCCTTGGTGGCATTCAGTTGATCGGCATTGGTGTGCTTGGAGAATACATTGGCAGAATATATGTTGAAGTAAAAAATCGTCCAAGATATGTGCTAAAAAACAAGGGCAAGAAAGATGCTTGAAAAATTATTCAGCCGATACAAAATTGCGTACATTGCAGGATTAGTGTACATCCTTCCTATCATTATTGCAGGAAGAATGTTCAATGATGATATAGGAAGGGCTACAGAAGGTTATACTAAATGGGGCGTAAACGGAAGGCCGCTAAGTGACTGGATTATGGAGGGTTTAAGCTTTGGGTTCCCCATAAGTAACCTTTCCCCTTTCACCATAATCATTGCATTGCTAATCACCGTTCTTTGCGGCGCTCTACTTGCTGAGCACTTTGGTGTTGAAGATAAAGCCAAAAGAAACATACTTGCTTTATCGTTTATTATATCTCCTTTTTATTTAGAGAATCTTTCTTATCAGTTCGATTCTCTGCCTATGGCTTTGTCCTTGTTATTCGCATCTCTTGCATTCACAATACAAGGAAAGTTCAGACCATTGGCTGGATGTGCATTTGGCACCGTCTTGCTTATTGGTACCATGTGCCTTTATCAGCCATCTATAAATATTTACATCATACTCGTTTGTTTTGCTGCAATACTAGCAGGAGTAAATAGCGAAAGCGGCATATTAATTACCGCTTTATACAGAGCAATTTCCTTGCTTGTAGCTCAGGTAATTTACTCTTTAGCAATTGTCCCTGCCTTTATTGAAGGTGATTACAACACAAACCATAGTATTATGATTACTGAAAAACCAGACCCAGTTGGCCTGCTTTTTAGTAATATCCAAGCGTTTTACGATAGAGTATCAAACTCTCTTGATACAACTGCATGCGTGATAGCAGTTGCACTGGTAGTATTGTTATCACTCATATGGATGAAATCTTTATTCACACGCAACACCAACAAAAATAAATTAAACTTTGCGCTTGATAAGTTAACAATATTAATTGCCTTACCAGTTATTTTTATATGTATCGCTGGACCTTTACTGTTACTTTATAAACCAGTGACAAACCCCCGCGTATTGCTTGGCGTTAATGCTATAGTATTCATTGGTGTGTTCTGTGCGACATATTTATTAAGCCGATACTGGAAATATTTAATGATTGTACCAATGGTTTACGCTTTCTCACTTTCAGCAGTGTATGGGAATGCTTCAACCATGCAAAAAAGGCTTGATGAATTTCGGGCAGCAGCCATTGCTAAAGATATTAACAATATAAACATGCCATTTAAGAACCTTGTTTTTATAGGCATGCCTGAAATTTCTAAGGTGTCTAATAAATATGCAGACAACTTCCCTGTTATTCGTCAGCTAATTACCCCATCTATTAGAGAGAACTGGGTTTTCGCGAACTACTTCATGCGTCAGTATGGTGTCTATCTCAACTATATCCATATAAGCAAAGGAAGAACAACAAGAGATTCATTATGCAAACAAGGTGGATTTATTGCTAATGATGACTATTTTATTATGCATAATTCAGACACGGTGATAATAGACTTTACAAAATGTAAAGACTCGAATTAACTAAGTTGAAGGCCGATCCTTTACGGCCTTCCTAAATTTAGTTTAGATTATAAACTTAATTTGCCTACCTTCATTGCACTGATTATGGCTTTAATATTTTCATTATACATGGCAATCAAAGGTCACACTTTACACAATTTGAAACCCTTCTCTTTTTGCTGGTGATACATACAGTAGATTTTGCTCCCTATTCTGATTAAGTGAACTTTCCTAAACATGTGATAAACTGCTTTTTTGAGGAGAAAAAGATGGAGTGGCTACTCATCATGGCTATTGTGCTGTTCGTCTTTGCGTTGCCCGGTACTGATATATGAAGGGCGGGATAAACCTACCCAGAGTGTTGGGTGTCTCGATGGTCTGCTTGCTTGTCACCGGATCTGTAGATAACAAGTGGGTTGTGGCAATCTTCCTGCTGCTTATAGCTGCCTGGCTAACATTAGAAATCTATCTTAAGAATAAAAAATGCGATTAATTATTATACTAATTCTTTGCCTTTCTGTACCGGTAGACATGGTTAACGGGTGGCTATCATATGAACGAGACATAGGGTTAGTTTCCCCTCTCTACAAGGCTGCTGTGTTGGGTTTGTGCCTCTTCTTGCTAGCTGTGCTCAAATTAAAAAGGTTCCTGGTCTACGCCTTTTTCATATTCTTCCTTTGCCTAGGACCAGTGCTGGGATATACGACCTTTTCCCTTGATGAATTTCCTGTAGAGACCGTACAAATAGCAATCAGGTGTCTGCTGATGTTTGTCGTTTATGATACTCTCGCTGCAATGAAAGTTTCTCACAGGATGGCGGCGTTCGGTGCAGTCTCAGCTCTTAGTTTTACGCTTCTAAACTTCCTGCTGGCCCAGTTGGGTTACGGTTATTCAGCGTATGGTGATGCTGCGCTGAATGATGCTTACGCAGAATACTCTGTAGGAGCAAAAGGGTTCTTCTTTGCTGGAAATGAGGTAAGCATCCTTCTCATGTTCCTTGCTGCTTTTGTTTCGCTTTACTTTTACAAATATTTTTGGACATTCTTCCTGTTGGTTGCACTGCTCGGATGCAGCATTCTTCTGTCTACAAAAACAGCCATGATCGCCTCTCTGGCTATGGTGGCCGTGTGGTTCTTTGTTCGGTACCGTTCTTTGTCGGTTAAGTACCTTATACCCGCTGCTATTGTCGCCATATTCGCTCTGATTTTCATAATCAATCCAGATATAAATCTGAGTGGAGCAAAGTGGACTCAATTTGTTTACATTTATGAAAATGGCGGAATCACTAGATTAATATTCTCAGGAAGGGATGAGTTTGTGGATGCTGCATGGCGAATGATGCAGGGTAATGACGCGTTTATCACAGGAGAATATTTCTTCGGGTTTACTAAGGAATATCTTGAATTTCAGAGAATAAAATCATCGGTAGAGATAGACCTGATTGATATGTATCTGTGGTTTGGTGTTGCCGGCGTGGTGTTCTTCTTCTACTACATGAAGTTTGTGTGGTCTAAAGTAAAATATGGTTGCTATGAGACTAGAATGTCCAGACTCATATCGCTTTGCTTCTTTACCATGATATTCTTCGTGTCTTTCTTCTCTGGGCACGTGGTTTACTCAGGAACCGCAGCTATACCTGCTGCATTATGCCTGTATGCTATTTATCAAAAAATGATGACTCATAAATAAAAGAAGGCGGCATTAGCCGCCTTTTCATACTTCACGCTATAACCTGGAATGTTGGCGGCGTTCCGGCAAAGTCCCCTGACTGCGAACATGACCAACCATACTTGATGGTTGTTCCTGGACTTATGAGGATGAGAATATCACCGCTTGTCCATTTACCAGCAGTTGGTAGCGCAGTTACCCGGAAGACCCTTGATGGCGTACTAATTGCGGAAGTTATGAGCGGTGCGCCCGACACATTAACCTGAACTGCCTGACCAGATGCCACCTCAATGGTTGAGTTGCTTAGGTTTGTCATCCTTACAGTGGCGGAGGACGAGCTATAACGCTGTAATCCTATTTTGCTTCCTGTCGACTGCGCATTAGTTGGAAGGGAAAAATAGGCAATGTTTGATGCCGTTAAGGTACCTGTCTGGTCGACGAAAGTTATGTTCCAGTTGCCAAATGCAATTCGAGAACAAGCAGAAAAATCTCCAAGTCCTAAGTACGAGCCTGTCACGTAGTTCAGAGTGACGTTCATGTCACCAATGCTCAGGTCTGTAATACCTTGGGTAATGGCAAACATTGAGTTAGAGATAGATGCTGTAACCCCGCCAAGAACAAAACTACCCTCAATCTTACCAATGCTGACAACGCTATTAACGTTATCTGGCCGAGAACGAAGCAGAGGCATTGCAGAGCTGACAAGCGTTTGTTCCAGCACTAGGTGGTCTATACGCAGGCGCCCACTGTAAGAATAGGTTATGCCAAATCCCTGGCATTCTTTAAGTTTCATAGTTCCTACAGTACAAATACCACCGGCGTTAACAAATGGCTCGCCAAGCACGTTATCACAAACCATCGTCCCGATTGTTTGACGGCTATTTTCAAGGGCATAAAATCCGTTATCGTGTACGTAACGGGCAATTACTTCCCCAAAAACCGATTCATCTGTAGAGTTACCAATGATTCCGCCCTGGCTGTCGTAAATATCTACATATGGATAAAAACCCTTAGAACCATAAGTCGTAAATGCCGCAGGTTGCGGATCAACTCCGCTATCTCCTTTTTTAATGTTACGCACAATAACTGACATATTATTGCGTATACCACCATCTGATACAGCATTTTGTAGGCCATATGTCGTGCGATTCGCGCCGTAAATATTTGATACTTTGATTAGACCAACAGTATCGGTCCCCAGATTTAGAAATCCACCAGCCCCAAAGTTCTGCATGTCGATATCGATATCATAAGTTACATTCGCTCCGGTCAATGTCAGGAGCGTACGACCGTATGCCGTGGAAAAATCAGTAGTAGAGGCTTTCATTCTACCGGTCAGGCTGAAGCGACTTGAAGGGATGCTAACGACATTATAATTCTCCCCCATCATTTTCACGTCAAGACCAGAGGCGCATGCTTTCAACAGGCGTGCTGAGTTGTCAGATCCTGTATTCCCATCCCAGCATCCATATTCTTCTGTGCTGACCTGTTTATTTTTGACGCACCGACGCCACACAGCTCCGCCGGACGTTTTGATATAAAGACCGCCATCGTCTACCAGCGATCCGGGATTAATACTGCGGAAGAAGCCCCCACCACCAAATTTGTCTGAGTAGTAATTTTTCACCCGAATCAACTGCCCAACGCTCTTGGGTTCCGTTTCACGGAGGGTGGCTACATCTGGACACTCACCAAGCAATCTGAACCCATCATTATTTCCCAATTGCATTCTGAGAGATGCATCGCCAACACTTAACCATGCACCTGGACCGATGCCGCCTGTAGATTCTGGAGTGGAGTCAGAAGATACCTCCTTCGGGAAGGGACCGTCCCAACGATAATATTCGCCGGTCGCTTCAAGTCGCAAAACTTGATTTGGCAGTGTGAGGGTATTTCCGTCCTCGAAGCTGTCCAGGGTGATATACCCGAACTGAGAGATAGCCTGCTGTGCCAGCCAGCGTAGGCCCTCAATCGTATAATGCTTATTGCCGAAGCGATCGGTATAAGTCCACCCCATAGAGGTAACGAACTCGTCAACTTTCCCGGCATTGAACTTCAGATCGCGTGGTGATTCGCTTGGTACTGGATTATTGGTTGGTGTAGTAGCCATATTTATTCCATAAAAAAACCCAGCGCGAGGCCGGGTTAGGTTGGTCGGGATGGGCTTATTCGTAAATAGCGTCGCTATATTCCGCGACAGTCAGAGATACAGTGTTATCTGTGTTCGGTTTGATGCTGTTGACCGTCCATAGCTGACTGTCCAGTTCTTCAACTGTCGCGATCAGATATCGCGACGGGAGCTGCACAGTGTCTCCGTTCCAGATATTGAGCTGGATGTTGGGGATAGCCGCGGTGAATCCGTACTTCGTGTCGCTACGGGCGGTGGCCGGATAGCGCAGGGTCGGGTTGCCCAGACTGTCTGTCACCAGCACATACATCGAACCGGTAAACGTGATCGGCTCGCTGGTATCAAAGTTATTCCCGGCGCGTCCGGTGATGTAACCCTGTTGCTGGTTGCTGTCGTAGATATCAGGCATCTGAATGACGCTTCCAACCTGGATAATGCCGTCCTCAAACACTTTGGCGTTCATCTTCACGCGCGAGTAGATCAGGCGCTTGGTTTCGCGTAATGCGCGCTCCCGGGCCTGATACTCATTACGGAAGCCGACTATTTCAAGCTTGTTCGGATTCTCCGCTTCCTGCTCAACGATAGCGCCGTTCAGCACGCGGTAGTTGATGTACGTCTTGTTGTTCGTGGTCGGATGAACGTAGGACACCTGCACGCCGTCGTAGCCGCCAGGAAGAGTAGCCTCGTACGTCATTTTGTACTCGTCAGTCTTCATGTTGGCCCGGTTGAATACGGCCGCCGGGTAATCAACTTTCTGATCCCGGGTGAACGTCAGCACTCCGTCATCCCAGTACGCCACCACCGAAGCCGCATTGCAGATCGCCTGCACGCGGTCTCCCAGTGAGTCGTTCTCGTCGTCGAACGTGTAGTCGAAGTAACCCAGTCGCTCATCAGGCAGACTTTCAGCGATCGAATACAGTCCGTACAGGTCAATGCTGCTTACCGGCTGTTCGCCCATAATCAACCAGGTATGCGCAACCGCATCAGCGAACGAGCGCGACGGACGCAGTGTGTAATCCACTGTCTGCGCGTCCAGGTCGTAAGTGATGGTGTGGCGCGTCACCAGCGCGTTATATTTGCGCTCACGGCTGCCCAGGGCATTCTCTGTCGCCCTGACTTTTACGCGCACCAGCGTGTCGGTCGGATGAACGGCGTTCGTCCTGATGTTGATGCTATGGATCTCTTCTACCTTCAGCAGGGACGCGTCACCGGAGTTATCCGTGCGCTGGAAGCTGACCGCGTACTTCCCGAATCCGCCGGTCGGAGTGATCTTGTCAGTTCGATAAAACACCTCACTCGTCGACTGATGCGGCGTCGTCTGCCTGTATGTAAACGTCTGCTGCGTACCAGGGACTTGGTTGTACTCGTCGTCGATCTTCCAGATAACCACCTTCCAGTTGGTCTCTTTCTTCCCGCCGAGGCTGGACTGAGTATGCAGCCACAGCTGAGTTGACTCGACCGGGGAAAAGAACGGACCCACTACCAGCGCTTCATTGTCGTTCAGGATGAACTTTGTGGTGTTGATCGTCGCGTTCGCCGGAATGTCCTGCGGACCCTCCAGCTGGTTCATCGTAAACGTGTACCAGCGCACCGGGTTAACAACCGCGCCGTCGTTTGTTTCAACAGCGGAGATCAGCGTTCCGGAGAATGTCGCATCGGTAGTAACGTTGCCGGAGGCCGTGCTATACGTCACGTTGATGGTGAAGGTTACAGCGTGCGGCAGCACCAGCCCCATGAAATAGTCGAACTCAGCCTGCTTAACGATTTTCATCGCTATCTGGCCGCCGGAATACGTTCCGCTGACCACCGTGTTTGCCGTTGCTGTTTCGATCGGGAAGTCGCTGGCTTCGTTCTGCCCGGGGACCTCCTGCCCGTCGACGTCATCGAACCCGTATCCCTCGACAATCTGCGGGATTACTTCGCCAGGCTGGAAGAACTGGAACTCGGCGCCGGCCAGAGAGCCCAGACTGGATTCTGAGTAACGCACGGACTCGTAGTCGTACTTGCCAATCCCGATGCACATCCACTCTGTAACGTACTTCAGTCCGCCGTCAGTAGACGTCTGGTGCACGTATTCGAACACCGACTCCTGAATCAGATCCGGGAACGAACGAATCTGCCCGTAAATGTCCGGCTTGGCCTTGTAAACGCGCGCAGTGTTTGTCTGACCGGTCAGGCTATTGTTCGGTGAGTCGACGGTATTACCGCCGTTGTTCGCGATTGCCGGCTTCGGCGCCAGGAACGAAAACACCTGGCCCACCACTTTAAAGATCGGGCTCAGGATGTCGCCGACAATGCCCTTTGGCTGGTCGAAAATCTGGATATGGTCCAGCTCACTCAGCTCAAACGCCAGTTCGTCATCGTCGCCCAGCTTCACACCATTGCGGACGATCAGCAGGTCGCGGTGGAAAGTAGCGTCATTGTCCGCCAGCCAGTCATAAAAAAGGGTACCGTTTGGCACCCTGCAACGCAGCTTAGGCGTTCCTGGGAAGTTCGATATCTCAACCAGCGCCATAAGAAAAATACTCCACTTTGGTGAATGCCCGCTGAATGACCAGCAACGAGTCCATTCGCACGCTTCCGTTCTCTCCACGCGAGTGCAGCGCCTGCCGGTTCAGTATCAGGCCAACATGTGCCGGTTGCGCGCCGCGGTACCCGACGAATATCCCGCCCTCTTCCGGTTTATCGACCTTGCGCCAGAATACGACGTCGCCCTGATAGCAGGTGAAGAAGTCGGCCCCGGCTTCGTAGTCCGGCGTCTGGTGCAGCTCGATGCCGAGAACGTGCCGGTAATACAGCACGCACAATCCCCAGCAGTCGACTTTCTCGAAAGAACAGGCCCGGTTAGCCCACGGCATACCAATGACCAGCCGAATAAATTCATCTTTAGTCATGAGCATGCCTTATAGGTACTGGAGTCCAGTGTATTCGCGGGGATCGTATAATTTTCCAATATTATTATTGAGCGGGTTGGTCACAGACAGAGTGACCGATGCGGCGTCGGCATCGATGTCCACCGTCTTGACGTAAAGCTGCCATGACTTAATGGGCACAGACACGTCGCCGCTGTCGAATATCTGCCTGGTGGCCGTGATGGCAGTCAGCCTGGCCGCACCCTTCCACTGCTTCATCAGCGATTTGATGTCCGACGAAAGCCGCCCTAACTTCACCGTCGCGTCGATAACCGGAGTACCGCTCTGCTGACTCTCTTCGATTTCAAAGCGCGCTGGCGTGTACGTCTGGCCGCCGAGCGTCTTCGGGAAGAACTGCTTGTCGACAAGGCGAACGTAACCAAAGGATGGATGGTAGAACGTAATGGTGTCGTACAGTCCGCGCGTCGGGCGCTGCTGCTTATATTGACGGAACGATGGCATCAGGGAACCCTCGGAAGACTTTCCGGATCGCGTCCATCCGGATAACCCGTAACCACTATATCCAGCCATGAATCCCAAGGCGGCGGCAGTTCAACAATGATGTCGTCAAAATCGTCGTCAGCGTTGTACAGATGGTTGGCGATAACGGTTCCCGTCCAGGTCACCACTCCGCCGTCGATACTTGTTTGCACTGGCATCTGCGTGAAGTGAAGCTCCTGCAATTGCAGGCCACTGCCGCCAAGATTGATATTCATCCGGAACCAGTTCAGGCCCCGGTTGAGATAGTTCGGGCTGCGTAGCCACTGCTGGAAAGCGCGCTCCTGCGCCAGAGTGAAGATCCACGTCAGTGACCAGGTCACTTTCAGGTCGTCGGTTTGGTTCTCAAAGATAGCCGGGCCGACCGCTGGCCGATCGGTCTGGAACCCGGTATCGAGCGTCATGTTTTTGCTGGCCTTCTGTGCCAGCGGCAGCCAGTCTGGGTAATCGATGATTGGCATCAGCCCTGCCCTCTTGGCGTGCGTTTAACGTTCATGTTGCTGGTTATGGCGTTACTGATTGGCCCGCCGTTGTTCAGATCAGCGACAATTACATCCACCGTCACTCCACCATTAGCATCCGTACCTGCCTGCGCATCGACCGAGGATGACGTGTAGTTCTGGATGTTGATTACCACCCCTCCACCTCCGCCGGCATTCATCTCCTTGTTGCTGATCACCCTGCCGTTGTCGCCCGGTATCATGTATTGCTTACCGGTACTGGCCTGGTAAATCTCCGGCATGCCGCCTTCGCCGACCTGATACATCCCGCCAGCAGAGACAGGCCCGCCATTCTTACGCTTACCAGCAACTCCCATAGCCAGCGCACCGAGAACAGCACCAATTCCTATGGCAGCTGCTCCACCGAGTGTACTGATAGACGCCAGCATTGCCGCAGGTGTCCATGCCGCCGTTTGTGTCGCCGCCGCCGCAGTACTTGCTGCCGTAGTGGTGGCAATGCCTGCGGTTTGAGCTGCTGTCGAAACTGCCACAGCTGATGTCGTAGCGGTCTGACCCATAATCGCCGACTTAACCCACTCGAGGCCCATCTGCACGAAAGAGTTAACCACGCTGTTCAGGACGGTCATGCCAATGCTTCTCATCGCATCGCTGGCCGACATACTTCCGGTGACAATGCCGGTCAGCGCATTGCTGGCCACCGAACCAAGAGAGTCGAAAGCCGCAGCCGCTGCCTGAGTGGCCGCGTTCTGTTGCGCCCACTCTTCCCACATCGCAGCGTTACGCTGATCACGATACTGCTGCTCGATAGCGGCGCGCGCTGCCTCAGCCTCCCCGATCCTCTGCGGATAAAGCTGCGCGTAAAGCTGGATGTCAGCAATGTCTTTCTGGTACTGGCTATCCAGCCCGGCAGTTTTGCTGGTTTTACCCTGGATGGTACTGAACTTATTGGCAGCCTCTGTGCGCTCCCGCTCAGCCTTGGCCTGCTCACGCAATGCGTTGGCACTGTCCCAGGCTTTGCCTGCCAGCTGTCCGGCAAGAATGAGCTGCTCCTGAGTGGCGGTGTTACCGAGAGACTGCTGTGCATTAAGCACGGCCTGAGCTCTGGACAGTTCACCGACACTGCCAGCTGAGAGCTCGGCCTTCTGCCTCAGCTCGTCCAGTTTTTGGTTAACAGTTTCCTGCGCTTTAGCGTATTGATCTGCCTCTTTCTGAGCGGCTGACGCTCCACCCTTCGACTTGCTCCCGATGGTCGTTGCCGTGGTCTTTATCTCGATCGGCTTTGTGTTAGCCGCTGTCTGCGATGCTTTGGAAACAGCGGCCAGGTCGCCAACCAGCATGGCGGCTTTATTGCTCAGCCCGGCCAGCGCTTTGTTTTGCGCCTCCCAGCCATCAAGACCAAGCCATGACCAGGTCCGTGCCCGGCGGGTAAACATTTCTGCTGTGCTGTTCAGATCTGAAATTTGCGAATCCGCTGAGATTGCCTTCCCCACCAGCCGGTCGAGCGCAGCGGTCATTGAGTCGATAACTGCAACCAGCCCCGTGCTTGCACCCGTTGCCTGGTTAACAGAGTCAATCATCGACAGAAATGAGTTTGTCAGGGCGGTATTGGCCTGCGACAGTGTGCGTGGGAGTTTCTCGAACTCTGCATTCACTGAGCCGGTTTGCTTCTGAATGGCGTTGAGAGCATCTTCTGCCGTCAGTTTCCCGTCCAGCATCAGCTGGCGAAGTTCTCCAATGCTCACCCCCATCCCGGCGGCAATCTGGCGCGCCAGTTCCGGCATTTGCTCAAGGATGGAGTTGAACTCCTCAGCCCGGACAGTACCGGATGAAATTGACTGGCCGAACTGACGAAGAGCATTCGCCATTTCTTCTGTCGAGGATCCGCCAATGCGACCTATTTTCTGAAGTGTTTCGGTGAGCTGGATGATCTGGCCGTTTGTCGCTCCGGTATCGCGCAACGCAGTGCTGAGAGTCTCCCACAGCTTCGCTGTATCCTGTAGCGAACCACCCGTTGCCGAACTGATACGGATCAGATTCTGCATCGTCTGCGAGGCTGTTGTTGCGCTACCAGTTAGCCTCTCTATACGCGCGTTGAGCTGGCTCATGTTGTCAGCAGCAACGATGAATGCCTTACCCCAGTCAACAACGAGTGAGGCGGCAATTGCCCCGGCGACGCGGTTGATATTCGTCTGCAACTCATCCATCTTTTTGGCTGCATTGGTCGCCGAGTTGCCGATGGAGTCGAGCGACTTATTGGCCTTTCCCTGCGCCTTGAGCAAGCCAGAAACATCGGCCTCGATGTCGTAATAAATCTCGCCTGCTTTTTCAGACATCACTTTTCTCCGGGCATAAAAAAACCCGCCGGAGCGGGTTAATTAATGAAATCCAATGATGTTGATATATTATAACATCATGGCGAATTTAAAATTTGCAGGATTCTTTGGCTTCTGAACTTTGCATTTCAGATTCGCCAATAAATTTAAAAATTTCACCAAAAGTAGCTTGTTCACCTTTTGTGGCTATGTGCACTCCGTAGACAGCTAGATCCATTGCAGTTCCGTCATTCTTTCTTCCAGAGACTTTAAGGCAAACATTTCCACTTCGAGAAGATGGATTGTCACGAGTATCAGGAATAAATTTTTCCTGTGAAAAAGATGTTGGCAATGAGATTTCAGTCCGGATTTCTTTTTTTCCTAACTCGATTAAATCCTGCTCAGAAAATTCAGAGGCACTGACATAGAAAGATAATAAACCTAATCCAAGGATAAAGACTTTTTTCATTTCACATCTCCTATTAGTTCTAAATATGCTACCAGATAGAGATGAAAACGATCATAGAACTACTCCAAATCCCCCCTACTAAAAATGGCTATATAGTTTTTTTTAAATTTTCGCGTTTCATCATTTCCTGCCAACGGCGTTCATCATCGTCCATAACCGCGTCGTACTCTTCCCTGGTGAAGCCTTTCTGGTCAGGATATTTGGCGTTAAGCATCATGGCAAATTCGGTCATAGTAAGGTTTTCAGCCTCTTCCCTGCTTATCCCGAAATGGTTGCGCGCCGCCATGATGTATTCAGTCGCATGAAACTCCGGCGTCGTTTCCTTGTTTTCGTGCTTCTGCAACTTACGAACCTTCGACCGGCCAATAACGCCATGCATGATCAGTGACTGAGCTATCAGAATCAGGTTCTCCGGATAAAGCGCTCCGCGGCGCCATACAAACGTACGCCCTCCAGTGCGTGATGGCTCGTGCCAGCCTGTCAATTCTGAAACGTCCTCGTCACAGCATGACTGAATGACGTTAATAGCCGAGAGCAATGCCTCACGCACAAATGCGGCAGAACCTGCTGCATCAAGCGCCCAGCGTGGCAGTGAAACGTCACCGAAATAGTGGGCGTAAAATCTGCGCTGATGCTCTGGTATCTCACTGTGAATTTCGCGCGCCGCTTCAAGCATATTTGCCACATCGTCATTGAACAGCGCATAGAAAGTGCGAACGATATGTTCTGGCTCGCCGATCCGAGTCATGTTACGGAACGATGGCCGGAAGAAGTATTCACGGCCGCCAGCACCAATCAGGCACTCACCAATTTCTTTCAAAGGGGTCATATCGCTCTCCATAACCATTATCAAGGGCAGCACGCCGCCCTTTGTAGTGATTACGGCGCGGCAGTCACGGTAACTGCACAGGTGTCGGTAAAATCACCGTCAGCAGTGGTAGCAGTAATAGTCGCGGTACCCTCGGCAACTGCTGTCACCAGACCGGTTGAACTGACTGTTGCGATAGATGCCGCCGAAGTCGTCCAGGTTATCGCCTTGTTAGTCGCATCGGTTGGATGAACTACACCGCTCAGCTGCTGGGTTGCGCCAACGACCAGAGAAGCAGTTGCAGGAGTTACTTCAACGCCAGTGGCCGCGATGGAGTCAGCGACTTCAAACACAACGGTGTCAGCGTCGTAGACCTTCCACTCGCCGGAGAAGGTGGAGATATCGTTGGTACCGAAATCACCAGACCATGACGTGGTGTTCATGTAACCCTGGATGTAAGTACCGGCGTTCTCACCCGCAAAGTCGAACCGCACCCACAGATTAGGCTGACGACCTGCCTGGACTTCATCAAAGATATACTTCGACAGACGCCACGCGCCGATCTCGTTATCTTTATCAGACTTGCGAAACTCACCTTCGCCGGAGATCGTCAGATCCATGTTGTTGACCAGGTTCTCCACCAGCCCTTTAGCATCATCTGCCTCGGAGTTGATGGTGTTCATCGAATAGTCGATGCCCTTGGTCGTCATAGCGCCGAGACGCTTCCACTCGGAAAGCGCTGGCACTGCGTCGGGGCAGCCAAAGGCCATGCGTAGCACAGCTACTTTCCCGATCAGCTTGCCAAAATCATTAGCACAGCCTTGCATGTGTACCTCTCAAATAAAAAAGGCCGCCGGATGGCAGCCTGATGGGTTGGTGATTGGGTTATTCGCCGTAAACGCACATGAACTGGAGTCTGAAGACCAGGCGCCCCTCTTCGGTCAGGATGGGTGCAGGCATATTGCCGAGGTTTTGAATAAGGCCAAGGCATTCGTCGTTAATGTCGTTCTGTTCGACATAATTGATGATTTCCTGAGCCTTCTCAGCGGCTGCGCGGCGCTTATCTTTGGCGGAAATGACATCCACCAGCACGTAGTGATCAGATCCGAGGTCATTTCGGATGTCGGTACCGCCGTTAGGCCGGAACACGATGAAAGCGTCGGTTAACTTCGTTGTGTCGCCCCACGCCAGCAGCTGAACGATGAATCCAGTGGTAAGCCCGGCATCAACGAAATAGTTACGCACGCGCTCATACATGGCTGGTGTCATACTGAAAGCTCCTTGCGCATCACGGCATCAATCTGGCTGCGGGTGTCTTCAAAGCCTTTGGTGAGGAACTCTTTCTGCGCGGTGGCGCGACGGAAGGTTTGCGGAACGTTAGGGTCGTGAACGAAAACAGCGTAGTTCGCCGTATATCCCACCCGACCTGTCAGCCGAACGCCATTATTTACCAACTCCCGATACTGGCTGTTAAGCAGCGTAGAGGTATCGATCGGCGTATAAAGCGCGGCTTGGGAGCTGCCGATTATCATTGCTGACTGTAGCGCCCTGACGACCTTTCGCCCTTTCACGTCGTTTATGATGCGGTTGAGCCCGGCTTTCGACTGCTTAACGCCACGTACTTTGATGCTCATGGCTACACTCCCGTAATTATCGCCCAGTCATCTTCCAGACCGTCGAGAGTGTCGTTCCAGCGCGTCACGTGACGGACCTCATCAGCACCTGCTACGACCGGATCCGGCTCAGCGCTCACACCAATCATGATGTAGTCGCCCTCATCGGCCAGTGCGTATGCCGTGAAAAAGGTGTTCTTAACGACCACTTCTTTACCGATTGAGCCGAGCTTTGCCGACAAGCCGCCGATGTAGTCGCACATGATGGTTTCAGGCGGTTCATATGGGTCGACAGGATCGCCCCACTCGTCATTACCGCCCGCTCCCTTGCGCCATATCGTGCATGGCTTGTTGTATGACCATGAAGCAGTAGACGACATCAGCCCTCCTTCCAGCGCAGCACCTTCGCGCCAGTCGCCCGGATGCTCGGGCAGTTGATGAACCACTCGCCATCCGATTTCACGTAGCCGGTAGTCTCCCGCCCGGTGTCGGTCATCACCCAGACGCGGGTGAAAGAGCGCGGCAGCCCGTGCTTCACTGATTTGTATGTCATCAGCAGCCTCCGACCACCATGAACAGGCCCACGCCATTACCGGCGCTGATCGGCAACTCACCGGTGCAGCCGCTGGTATCGAGACGGGCCAGCGAGTCGCGCAGCCAGGTAATGCTGTCATCACCGTACTCAAACGAGCGGGACGCACCAGACGGCGCACCCTGCGATTTGATGCGGCGTGCGCCGGACGACGTAGCCATCAACGCGGCGGCATACATCAGGATCAGCTTCGCGGTGCACTCGTTATACCCGGCACCATCGAGGCACGGGATGATTTTGTTCACCACGCAGAGAATCGGCTCCAGCAGCGCGCCCGGTATGGAGTAACCCAATTCACCGAGGAACGCCTGCACGTCTGCCGCTGTGATTGGGTCAGCCATGGTTATTTCGCCTTCTTGATTGCTTCCGCCAGTGCTGCTTCGGCATCGTCGGCGCGTTTTGTTTCTGCTGCCAGTGCGTCAGCATGAGCCTTGTCTTTAGCTTCACCATCGGCGATTAGCTTTTGGTTCTGCTCCAGTGCGTCGGCGAGTTGCTTTTGAAGGGCCGTCAGATCTGTCGCAGGAGCTGAAGGAGTAGCCACTTCGAAGGTAAGCTTCTCGCCTTTCTTCTTGTCGGTCTCCTTCGCCTTGCCAGTGCTGATCCAGCGCTCAGCTGTTGCATCGTCCACATCCACCACTGAACCAACCTCCAGCTTGCGGAGGTTGGCACCGGCGTGCAGGTTGCTTGCCACGATTTCTACCAGTGCCATGATTTATCCTTAGCTTGATGCGTGAATTACGGAGTATTTGTTGTTGATGTCCTGCTTGACCATCAACCCCATTGCACCCCAGGTGCGCCAGATGTAGTCGCTGTTGTACTCAGGACGCGGAGATGCAACGGTACCGATAGCCTGGCCGACGATTGGAGCAATGACGCCAGCAGACAGCGGAACGATGACGATTTCGTTACCTGACAGTTGGCTGTCTTCTTTAATCGCCGCAACGCCGGTCAGCTTCAGGATTTCATCCATGATCGTTCCGGACTGGAAGTTGTCGGAGAAGTAGCGTTCCAGGTTGGAGATGATTTCGCCGGATACATACCAGGTCTGCTCTGCATACTGGTTGTTTACGCGACGCATCTGATCACGAAGCGCGATTGCCCCGGCGCGGATGTCCTGAGACGTTGCTGTGCCAGAGGTAAAATCGATGTTCAGGCCTGAAGCGCCAAGGTCGATCTGCGCTACGCGCTCATCGTCACGCAACCCTTTCCAGGTCAGACCGTCAAACACTGCGAAGTTGCCAGCTTTGTCGCGGAAGCCGTTGAAGATGTAGTCAACGTAACGACGCTGAACGTCTTCAACCGAACCACGCTGCGCATCAGCCTGCGACTGCAATGCCTGCGGGCTGTTGAAGATTGGATCACGCCATTCGAACTTAAAGCCCGAGTCGTGGATAGGCACCATGGTGCCATCGAAGGAATAGCTGCGAGCATCCAGCGCCGCACCAACCTGACCGGACATGGAAGTATGAGCCCAGCCGCGGCCGCCGGTACGAGCGTAATCGTAACGAGACTGCTCAATTCGCACGGAGCGAGAGAGCGGCATCAGATCGTTCAGCAGGGTGAATTCGGTATTTGGCTCGAACTGCTGAAGCACAGTTGTGTCGAAAGCGCGATACAGGCGGCGGATATCGTCAACTGCGTTCACCGCGTCGAGATAAGGGGCGTTTTCTGCATCACCACGGAACTGAGTGCGCGCCAGAAAATCAGCTGCTGCCTGAGCACTGGCGTTTCGCTCAAGTTCGAGAGCGCGCCATTGCGCCTGGTTTACCGCGAGGTTACCGGTCTTCTCGCCGATAGACTTGGAGAATACAAACATTCAGTGCTCCTTATTTGAACACAACGCGAATCAGATCGCCCGCCACCGCAGTGACTGCTTTATCTTCTTCGACATAAGCGAATACGGCGGCATCATCTGCAACCGCAGTGATCTGACCGTTGGCTACTGCAACCGGCTGGCCTTTGGTGTAGGTGCTCGCTGCCGCCCGCACGTTTAGGAACATGCCAGGTAGCGGATGAATACCAACAACCAATTCATTAGCTGGGATTGCGTCATCAACACTCAGGCAGCGCAAGTAGTCTTTGTTTGCCACATACTTGATGGCGGATTCTGCCCCGGCCACAGAGGCCGTGAACTTGTCAGCAGCACTGAAGAAGCCAACAGTACCAGGCAGAGTCGATGCTGCTGCCCCGCCTTCACGGTTAAGTAGCGGATTAGGGAACACGCCGCCGGCGTGGATAATATGCTTTCCGTCTTTAGCCATTTTTTACTCCGGCATTTCGCTGACTGATTGGGTGTTAGTAGCCTGGTTGCGGAATGCACCGTTCAGACCAAAAGATGTCTGGCACTTGGCATACATGGCGTCGAGCGCCTTACCGTCCAGATCTGCGACTTCTTCATCGCTCATGTTCATCGCCAGCTTCACAGCCGCGCGCTTTTCGCCCTTCTCTTTGTCAGAGTTGGCATTGAGCTGGCTGTTAATGGCGGTAACTTGCTCAGTGAGGAGTTTTGCCCAGGCCGGCACGTCTTCGCTGTTGGTGGCTTGCTCTTTAGCCTTCTTGTCATCCGCTTCTTTCTTCTCGCGGGCGGCCTTTTCTTGAGGCGTTTCTGTTTTAGCTGCCTTTTCGGCGGCCATCTGGTTGTATGCGTCCATCAGCTCGGCATCGGACTTGCCTTCAGTCGGCTTACCAGCGGCTTGTAGCGCATTGATAATCAGTTCTTTCATCGGATCGTTCTCTCCGTTGGTTTTAATCTCGTACTCAGGTTGTTTGCGCACGACTTCTACAGGTTCGCCGACGAATTGGGCCTTGCCGTCATCGTCGATGATGTACTTCTGTTTGAAATAACGGGAATCATCCCGGTATACGAAGGTGTCAGGCCATACCGACTCTGGCCAAAGCCAGTTGTCATCAGATCGACCCTCTCGCAGCTTTTCACTAATTGCGCGCTGGATGTCGTCGAAGGAAAAGTTGGAGGCGTTGGTGAAGAAAAATTTGGTTTTGTTGAGCAGGCCGTCGCGAGTGCAGTCGATACCATCAGCCAGGCGGGCAACTTCGAGCTGCTGCTCATTGCCTTCAGAGTTAACGAAGATGCCAACGCCCTCCTCCGGCGTTCCGGCACCTGGCTCATCAAGCAGCACAGCCACATGGTCAAACATCATGTTGGTGGCGATTTCGTTGTACTTTTTGCCCTTTGACTCACCGTTGGCAGCGATACCGGAATACAGCAGGCCGGTGGAGATGTGGATCGGGTCGGAGTTGGTACCAGCCAGCATCTCATCCAGGCGGTTAATCAGGCGCTTGCCCTTATCGCTGGATTCGGCGTATTGGCGGTTAACGTACATGTCGCCGGTCACCTTCCCGTCTTTATGGCTGACGTTTTGCAGCCAGGCCCCGACGTGGTACTCGTTTACCGCCCGGACATCGCGCGCCGAAACATGCTTGCCGTCCACTTTCGGGTGGCCCAGCGGCATCGGATTACGCTCAAGCGTGTTGTAGGCCTTTTCGATTTCTGCTGCCGGGTACAACTTCCGGTTCATCACGATATCGTCCACGACAGGCGTGATGCC